CCAAAAAAATACTTAATACTATCATTAAATTCTAGGTGATGCTTTATATAATCCATATTACCTACTGATAATTTTTGAGTAGCAGATACCCAAGCATAAAAATGCATATCATCTTTAGGGCAAAAAACAAAATCTTTTATAATAGAAGCTTTAGTCAACACTGTCTTACCATGACCTCTGGGAAGAATAATACCTAACTGTTTTATTTCTATATTATCAATCGCATCAGCCATCTCATAATGGAATGGTGGGGTTTCACTCCTCATGAAATCATCAGGAAGAAACAACTTACCAAAAGCAACTAAATCATTATTGGCAAGTAATAATTGTTCCTCAGCTAGACTTACGTTCTTCTTGTTTATGTTTGACATCTTTTCTTTTTTTATCTAAGAACTTCTCAAACTTCTTTCCATCTTTATTCATTTCTATATAAAAGTCAAGAATTAATTCAGCATTTCTTTGTCTTTCAATAGAATTTGCAAGAGCATATTCAAGAACCATAATTCTTTGAATTAAATCTTTCCTTTTCAATCCCCTTTTTGTCACTACACCCATATCTCTTTACCCATATCCTTTATTTCAAATTCTTTTAATAACTCATTCTCATCCGCATCTTTAGTAAAAGTAACAACAGAATCTACGCATCCTTGCACATACGACTTAGCTTCTATTGAAGTATCAAAAGAACGCATTAGAGCATCAGAACCATCCGATTTCATATTCTTCCAGAATACTAAAAACTTCCCTCCATAATTCATCTACCCTGTCCTCTGTATTTTTTCTTATAATATTTCTTACTTACCTTATTCCCATACTTAGTGTTTTTACTTGAACCCTGCCTAGTCTTCTTATCCTTTGGTTTGGTATATTCATCCATTATATACTTTACCTCTAAATATAGACTTCCCATTGTAAATACCAACAGTATCTATTTGGAATCTTTCTTCATCATATTCAACGACTCCTAACCCCTGTTGCCAATTATACCTTGTCCCACCACCAGGGACAATCCCATCTATTCTTGCAAGAGTTCCACAGGATATTGCTTGATATATTTTAGGATTGCCATGTGTCCATACAGTCTTATGACCCATTTCCAATCTATGGACATGACCTTGGATAACACTAATTCTAGGAGAATCGAGCATCTTCATTATACTCTGTCCACTTTTAGCTCCTACTTTATTACCATGTATGCATACAAGATTATCATTAATATAATATTCTCCATGAGGATAATTCCCTATATACTCTACATCCATTTTATGCAACCCCAACATATATGGAACAGACATTAAAGCAGGAACTTCTGGTTCATTCGCTGGTTTTATACCATAAGCCTGAATTGTATTTTGCACAATACTATCAATCATTCTTTTTTCATGATTACCCTCTATGTATACCATCTCTTCACAATATGGTCTTAATTCTTTAATCCAAGAAGCTAACCAATCCAAACTAGGTTGCGTTGTGAAATAAAACTCTGGAGAACGGACATAATGAGTAGACCAATCTGGTAAATCCAGCATATCTCCTAACATTATTACCCTATTGGGTTTTAATTCTTTAATTATTTCAGTAGCAATAGCAATTGCCTTTAAATCATGAAGTGGTGTTAGTACTCCAGTATTTAAATCCCTTTTAAACCCGACTTGAGCATCTGGAAGTATTACATCTAATTTCAAATCTCTTTTCGGAATTTTTACATTAAGGTAAATATCTGATGTCGAAGCTCCTTGAATTGGTGGAAAATCACATTTGACTGGAATTTTTCTAACTAAACTAGCCCTTGCTTGATAGTTTGTATGTGTATTCCAGACTATCTTTCCATCAACTTCTTCTTTAGCTGATACATCCCATTGATTTACTTTAAAATTTGTTACTTTCCATACATCTTCTGATATTTGAAACTTATCTAAAAGACTTTTCAATGTTGGGGCTTTCCCAGTGGCAACATTATCCGTTACATAAGTATAATTTAATTCCTCCACTACAGAAGAAGTATTAGTATTAGACATTGGAGAATCATATTCTTCTGAAAACTCCCTATTACAATTATGACATTTGTATTTTTGTATGTCTTCTCTTTTCCCGTTTTTCTTATTTCTATTAGACCCGCAATTAGGACAAGTCATTATCATCTCCTTTTATTTCCTTTAGTTGAGGCCGCTCTGCTTTTTCGAGCTGCTCAGGTGTGAAACCTTGGAACATTCCTACAATACCCATTTCTCTGGATTTTACAGTTACTCCAGAAGTCCCAATTATTTTTGCAAGTTCTTTTGTTGATTGCAATACGATGCCATCATCTGAACTACTATCAGCAAGACACTTTAATTTATTTAATACATACTCATGGTCTAATCCCATTCCCTTTGCTATATCCAATACAGACTTTTCTACTTCTTGCATAACTCTTTCCTGTTTTAATAAAATTGTTGCTTTTTTTCTAGATTGTAATTCATCATCACTATTATACGCATCCATATAAGCCTTTACAGGCCCCATACCGACAGCTACATTTGTAGCGAAAATTTTCTCTTTTTGAGTAACCCCTATTCTCTCTTTTACTGATTTAGGGTTCTTCCCAGAGAATGTATACCGATTCGGGTGCTTTGAAAAATCAGCATCCATCTTACAATTTTTCTTTTTTAGGAATGTACCAACAACAGTACGTACATATCCAGTAGCATATTTATAATTTTTTCTATCATTATGATGTTTGATTTTATCTACAACCTTGAGAAGTTGTATTATTTTGCGGTCGTCTGAGTAGACCCAATCTCCCTCTTTTCCTTTTCTCCAATCCAAAATTAGATTTGTATCTGGATTTGCTTTTTCCCACTCTTCAAAAGAGTCATATATGTAATGTTTTTTATTCTTTATTTTGCGGTGTTCCATTTTCCCCTTTTTGGAAATCGCACGCTTGCCTGTATAAGTTCTCTATCAATTGATTAACAGCACTTGGTATATAATATATTTGCTCATCTATCTCTATTGGGCATGGCCCATCAGAAGCTAGTTTTGATAGAATTTCCTCTTGAGCTTCAAGAGAAAGATTGGAAAGCTCTGTCATCCCGAAAGCCATTAGTACAATAGAACAACCGTAGTAGCACTAGCTTTCGTAATAGATATTGGATATGTATGCCCTTGCAATAGATAAAAAGCTATTGTTTCTCCACCAACGTCTAAGTTTACGCTAGCTGATGAGCCTTTCATATGTATCGCCCTACATGGGTCTTGTTCATTTGTATCTGCAACTACAGCTCTTACATAAGGCGCAAGACTTTCCTGTGCTGTGAAATCCATTAATCCCTTAGGCATTTATATACTCCGTTTCATATGTGTGAATATAGGTGTAAAGTTTCTTGCAATTCAACCCCTTTTTTTAGCACTGCTTGTTGTACAAGTGTTCCTATGAAATACAAATAAACCACCTTTTTTTGATAGCCCATTATATATGAACCAAAAGTGCAAAGTCAAGTACTATTTTACGAAAGACCAAGTTATTCTCAGAAAAAAATGCAGGATTTTGATATGCGCTCTTACACACTATAGACCCCCCCAAAGGGGGGATTCGCATAAAGCGATTTTAGTTAATTTACATTTTTTAGATTTATATAGTATTATAATTAAATAATATTAAACAAAGAAAGGTAATATCATGACCTACCAAGAGTACAAAGTGATGTTCAATGAAGAAGCTGACCGTGGTCTCAAGGCTGCTATGAAGGCACCTCAGAAGAGAGGCTGGTCGTCCATGACTAAGCAGAGTATTGATAGTAAGAACGATGTGATACGTGCTTGTAACACTAACTTGACTATGATAGCACAACGATGCGCTGAGATATATAGTGACAAGCCTTCTTTGCTCGCTGAGGAAGAAGACGTTTCCCTGATTAAAGGGAAAGATTAGCATTAAGGGCTTTCATTAGCCCTTTTTGTTACTTACTTGTCCTATACTTGTGTAAAAGTGTGATAACACAACAACCAGACGGTTATATGTAATACATAATGTCCCATATGCATAGTAATATATGG